GACTGCGGGTGGGCGGAGGCGTTCGACGAAACCGGAGCCGACTGGCCGGACCATCTCGCCCGCGAACTGGCCCGCGCACTCGCCGAGGGTATGACCTCCAGCAACTCAGAATCGCCCCTCTCCCAGCCGATCCCCGCCCCCGTGGACTCCGGGGCCATCGGGCGGCTGAGCGAGGCGGAGAGGGAGCTCGTGGACGACATGGCGGGCTGCGGATGCTGCTCTTCGCGATCGTCGATCGACAAAGTCCTGCCCGACGCCTGCCCCAACGAGGACGGATGGATCAACCACTCCTACTCCGAGGCCGACGGCTGCAACCAGATGCTCGGAGTCGCGGAGGTCGTTGGGCGCATCGTCCGCGAGCACGCCGACCGCGCGCTGGCTGAGCATCGCCGCGAGTGGGCCGACTACTTCGAGCACTGGTCGGGCGCAGTGGGCCCGGAGCCGCTGACGGTCAAGTTGGCGATCGAGGCGCTCCGTGCTGAGTCGGTGCCATTTGGCCGCGCCGCACGACAGGAGCAGGGCCGATGAGCACACTGCCTCCGTTCCCGCTTGACGACTCGACCCTCCTCGCGATCGAGCACGCGCTGGGCGCGTCACTCACCTACGAGCGCCCCGATCACGCACTGAGCGACAGCAACGACGAAGGGCCGTGGCTGACGGGCGCGGACTACTCGCTCGGCACGCTGCTCGACTTCCTGGCGGGCGCCACCGGCCGCGACCCCAACGAGGTGCTGATCCGGACCGGCGACCCCGAGCGGCCCGGCTGGGACGGCGCGGAGATCGTCGAGGACACCCGGCCGCACTACTCCGAGCATGACCTCATCGCGGCGCTGATCGCCGAGGTCCGCCGACTCCGAGAGGTGACCCGATGACCGACGCGACTGAGCTGGACGTGGCGGCGATCCGGGCACGCTGCGAGGCCGCGACCGATGGGCCGTGGCTCATCGACTCCTTGGAGAGCGGCGAGTACGGGTTGTTCATCGACCGCGACCCGGACGCGGAGCGGCTCGGCTGCGGCGGTCGGCAGGTCGCGGGCTGGCTGACCGAGGCGAATGCCGAGTTCATCGCTCACGCCCGCGCCGACCTGCCCGCCGCGCTGGACGAGATCGAGCGGCTCCGGGCGGCGCTCGACGAGGCGCGGGCCGAGGTGGAGCGGCTGACCCGAGACCGTGCGGCCTGGCGGTCTATGCAGGAAGAGGCCGCCCGGTACTGGTCGGCGTGGGAGGCGTCCTCCAAGCGGAATCTCGCCCGCGCTGAGGCCGCCGAGTCCGCGCTCGCGGCCGTGCGGGCGCTGGCTGACGAGTGCGCATCGAGTCCGTGCATCCACCTGAACGAGATGTGGGGACGCCTCCGCGCCGTCCTGCCCGCTCCCACGTCCCCCGAGAGGAGCGAGCAGTGAGCACCATCCGAGGGCAGCACCGCCTTGACCATGACCCGCACGGTGAGTACGGCGCCGAGGTGCGGTGCTGCTGCGGCTGGAGGTTCCACCACGCCCGAGCCAAGGTCCGCGATCGTGCCGCTGCTCGCCACCTGGCCAAGTCGGGCGCGATGCCCGAAGCCACCCCCGCGTCCCCCGACGGCTCGGCCGTCACCACCACGAAGGAGAGCTGACCCATGCCCGATCACCGCATCGTCCGAACTCTGGCCGACCTGCGTCCCGGCGACTACATCGAGCATCCGGTCATCGGCGGCATGAAGGTCGCGAGCAACTGGCAGGCCGAGTACGAGGAGCAAGTCAAGGCCGAGCACGAGCCCACGCCGTCCGACCAGGCGCTGCGGGACCTGCGGGCAGGCGTGGAGGCGCTCCGGGAAGAGTGGTTGGACGAGCCGCCGACGTCGGTGATCCTGCATGCTCAGGCAGCGGTCCGACTGATGCACCTCCTTGCCTCCTCTGCCCCCGCCACGGCGAGCGAGGGCGTGGAGGGCACTACGGAACTCGGCCGAAACTCCTCGGCGAGCGAGGGCGCGACGGAGGACGGCGGCCTGCACCAGAAGTACCGCGTAGAGCGGATCGGCGACACGACCGGGAAGCACGCCGACTGCTGGTACTTCGTCCTCGACCCCAAGCACGACCCCCGAGCACGATTGGCCCTCCGTCTCTACGCGCACTTCGCTCGCACGACTGGCGGCGAGGATGGGCAGCGGCTGTGGGGCGACATCCAGGGGCAACTGCGGGACCTCTGCCTGCGACAGAACCTCTGCTTCAACTGCCTGGACGCGGTCAAGGGGCATCGCGGTGAATGCTCGTTCGTGCTCGACCGCACCGACCTCCGCGCCCCTGGGGTCGCGTCGTCGGACGGGGAGCGCGACGGTCTGCGCGCTCAGGTCCGCTCGGCTGAGCGCGCGGCCGGACGGTGGGCGCGGGAGAACGAGGACGCTCAGGAGATCTCCGTCGCGCTCGCTGAGGTCGCCTCGTACCTCGCCGGCCGCGCGGCCCAGCCCGAGAGCACCGAGCGCGTCGAGTGGGGCGTCCAATGGGCGGAGGGCGGCATCGAGAGCTGTCCGAACCGAGAGTGGGCCGAGGACCGCGCCGACGCGAAGCCCGACCGCACACTGCTCCGCCGCACCGTCACGACCTACGCGCCCGTCGTGGGTCCGTGGGAGCCGGTCGAGGACACGACGGGCGGTGATCACTGTGGCTGACCTCGTCGACCCGGCTGAGATCGAGACCATCGTCGGTGCACGCCGACACGCGCACCAGCACCTCGGCCGCGCCGCCTCCGCCGAGCAGACCGTCTACGTCCTCCACTCCCAGCGATGCAAGGACAGCGGCATCGACCTGCGGGACTGCCCCTTCTCGATCGCGCTCGACCGCGGCATCGACCTCGACGACTGGCGCGGCTACATGGCCCGGGCCGTCGTGCTCGCCACCCGCCGCGGTCGGCTGTTCCCGGTCACTCCGGGCTGGCTCGACGACCTCTTGCTGCACTCCACCGACACCGAGGAGGCCGACCGTGGCTGACCAGACTGACCGGGACGCACTGGCCGAGGTGCTGGCAGCGCACGCGACGGTGGCTACGGGTCTCGGCGAGTGGTGCTGCAAGTGCGACCCGACGACATGGCGGCCGAGCGCTCACCGGGCACGCCATCTCGCCGATGCCGCCTCCGACTGGCTGGCCCAGCGGGATCGGCGAATGCAGGCGAAGGCGTGGACCGAGGGACACGCAGCCGGACGCGAGTACCAAGGCGATGGCTGGAACCAAGACGCCCACGACCCCGAAGACGACAACCCGTACCGGATCGAGGCGGGCGACCAGTGACCACCTGCGACCACCACCTCTGGAACGACCCAGACGGACTCACCTGCACCAGAACCGACCCACACAACGCTGGGCACGTGTACCGACCCAGCTCAGGGATGGACGACGAACAGATGGAAGACCAATGACCGAAACACCCACCGAAACCACACCCCGCCGCGTCCTCCAATGGGACCTCCCCGCCGACGACAACGACCACCCCATCGGCGGCGGACCCGTCCTCCACGTCGACCTCACCCCCTGGGGCTTCGGCGTCCGCATCTGGACCGAGGAACACGAACCCGCGACCGACGGTCGCCTCGCACGCGTCCTCGGCGACGAACAGCCCATCCCCGACGACTACCAGCACCTCGGATCCGCCACCACCAAGAACGGCGCCTGGCACATCTACGCCGCACCCACCACCATCACCCCAGAGGAGCCAGTGTGACCGACCTCGGCTTCAACGAGATCGTCGGAACCCCCATCGTCAAAGTCGCCCGCGACCTCACCGAAATCACCCGACTCCGCGAGCGGCTCCTCGCACAGGCAATCCAGAAAGCCACCGCCACCACCGACGGCACCAGCCTCCCCGGCGGCGACGCCATGGTCGCCCTCGCCCACGTCGCCGACCCCGAAACCAACGCCCGCCGAGTCGCACTCGCCGAAGAGCGGCACCTCGCCACCTGCCTCCGCAGCGACCACACCAAGTGCTGGACCGGCAGCGAAGACGAAGACGACACCGAACCCGTCCTCCAGACGCTCCGGTTCTGGTCCGAGCAGTGGCGCGAACACCACGGGCTCCCACTCGAAGACCGCCGACCCACCATCACCACCGAAATCAACGTCATCCGCGGCCTCCTCGACTGGGCATGGGACAACGAACCCCGCTGGGACACCTTCGCCAAAGACATCCGGACGGCACGAGTCCGGCTCGAGGACCTGCTCTACGCCGGCGCCCGGCAAGAACTCACCCGCATCGTCTGCAACCAGTGCAAGCCCGACGCCAAGACCAGCGACAAGCCACGACTCCTCCGGCTCTACGGACCCGAAACCGACGGCTCCGGCGACCGATGGAAGTGCCCCGCCTGCAAAACCCGCCTCGACGCCGACGGAGTCCAAGCAGCACACGCCGCCATGCTCCGATCCGAAGGCGCCGAACGATGGGTCGAACAAGCCACCGCCATCGCCACCCTCAAAGCCCAAGGACGCGACGAACGACTCATCCGCCGCTGGCTCGAACAAGGCGAAGGCGAGGCATACTGCGACCCCGTCACCCACGCCGTCTGGGTCTGGTGGCCCGACCTCTGGCGACGACACCTCACCACACCCCGACGAAAGCGAACGAGTGGAAGGATGGGCGCATGACCATCACCGAGTTCCTGCTGGCCCGGATCACCGAAGACGAGGTGGTGGCGCGCGAGGCCATGCACGTCACGGGCGACGACCTGACCTCGTACCAGATTGGCGAGTGGTGGGAGAAGCCCGAGCACGGCCGCGTCTATGCGGGTCACTGGCACAAGGTGGCCCAGGCGGGGGCTGCCTTGTCTGAGCCGCCCGTGTTCAACACCGCCGCGCTTCCGCACATCGCCCGCCATGACCCTGCCCGCGTGCTGGCCGAGTGCGAGGCCAAGCGGCAGATCGTAGCCCGCGCCTCGCGCTCCGTGGTCAGAACCAACAGCGCACGCCCCTCGCCGTTCGGCAGTCTGAGCTTGACTGAAGGCCGCTACTACGACGGCGACCGTGATGTCACCGACGAGTACTACGCCTGGCACGCCGTCGACGGCGAACCCGAAGACCCCCAAACGCTTCGGACCCTCGCCGCGGTCTACGCCGACCACCCCGACTTCGACCCGGCATGGCAGCCCGGTTCGTGACTTCCCACAGCCCCGTGTGGCATCCTTAACCCACCGGCCAGGAGGCGACCGCATCCCCACAACCGGAACCCGACCCCGACCCCGACCCCGACTCGCAGCAGCCTGAGCCGGGGTCGCTGCACGTTCGGAGGTCGCGATGAGCACCGGACGCAACACCACAATCCGCGACCGAGACCGCGCAACCATCCGCAGAACCAAACCACCCTGCGGAATCTGCGGCGGCGAGATCGACTACACACTCAAGTGGCCCGACCTCTGGTGCTTCGTCGTCGACCACATCATCCCCTTCGGCCCGAACCCGACACCCGAACGCATCGCCGCCCTGGACGTCCTCAGCAACAAGCAGGCCGCACACCACAAGTGCAACCGCGACAAGTCCGACAAGGTCGAGCAGACCGAACCCGTGACGTTCGTGACCACCCGCACCTGGTGACCCGAGGGTGGGGAGGGACCCCTTGCCCCCGGGTCCTCCGCCCCTCACGGCATAGGCGGATGTGTGTGCCAGACCTTTTTTGACCGGCCCCAGGGCCCCAGATCTTGCGTCACTCCCGACGCAACCCACGCCGACGCCGGGCGGTAACCGGGCGATCAAGGGAGGTGGCCGCTGTGGCCGAAGGAGAGATCTACGACCTGATCTCGGCCATGGAGGCCGGCGATGTGCTCGCCGAGGCCGAGCGCCGCTACGAGATCATCGCCGAGATGATGGACCCTCGCCGCGAGCTGGGCGAGAACGAGCGGCCGCTGACCGGGACCGAGGTCAAGGCGCTGTCGATTGAGGCCGACCGTCTCATGCACAAGATCGTTGGTCTGCGCGCCGAGAAGGCCGCCGACGACGCCAAGAAGTCGGCTGACGACCAGTCGGTCGCTGGACCGCAGTTCGGCAAGGTGGTCGCGCTCGATGCCGACCGCTTCCGCCGCTCGAGTTAACCCTGCCCCACTCGTCGAGATCGCTCGACACTGTGTCGTCCCCGACGACATCGCGTTCACTCGCTACTACGAGCTGATCGCACCCGAGCTGCCCGGCATGGGCGTCACGCTCGACCAGTGGCAGCAGGACATCTGGGAGCTCGGACTCAGCCTGCGAGCCGACGGCACCCTGTGCTGTGACGTCATGGGCGTGACGCTGTCGATCGCCCGCCAGGCCGGCAAGACCTGGGGCATCATGGTCGGCCTCGTCGCCATCTGCCTCGCGCGGCCCGGCACGACGGTCGTCTGGTCCTCCCACCACGACCGCACGTCGAGCGAGACCCTGGCGAAGATCGCCGGCATCGTCGAGAAGCCCGCGATCCGGCCCAAGATGCGTGCGATGCACCCCGTCGTCTTCACCGACGACAACCGCGGCGTGCACTTCGCCAACGGCTCCCGGATCTTGTTTGGCGCTCGCTCGTCGGGCTTCGGCCGCGGCTTCTCCGAGGTCGACATCCAGGTGTACGACGAGTGCCAGAACCTCAAGGAGTCGGCGCTCACCGACATGCTCGCCGCGATGAATGTCTCCGACATCGGTCTGGCGTTCTTCATGGGCACGCCGCCGCGTCCGCAGGAGGCGCGCCTAGGTGTCGACGAGGCGTTCAAGCGGCGCCGGAAGCGGGCGACCGAGCCGAAGAAGCGGCGCCCCTTCAAGGGCGTCTTCGTCGAGTTCTCCCCAGAGGCGACCGACAATGCCGAGGCACTGGTCGCCGAGTTTCTCAACGAACTCGACGCACCCGGCTTCTGGGAGATGCTCTCTGAGGTCAATCCCTCGTTCGGCTACCGAGTCGGCAAGTCTGCGATCGAACGCCTGGTCGAGAACATGTCGCCCGAGGACGTCTTGCGCGAAGTCCTCGGGATCTGGGATGAGACTGAGAAGGCCCTCGCCGTCATACCTGCGTTCACATGGACGGCGCTTAAGGCCGGCGGGCCAGCGGATGGGACGCCTCCGAGTGCGATCGGCGTGGACGCCTCCCACGACGGCGTGCTCGCCGTTGCTGGAAGCTGGCGCATCGTCGACTCGACGCACCTTGAGCTTCTCGCCGTCGACCAGTGGAGCGACGATGAAGCGGCTGCGGACTGGATCGCCGCTCGCGCCGGCCGGCGAATCCCCGTCGTCATCGACGGCGCCTCCCCTGCGGCTCGTCTGATCCCGTTGCTCAAGGCGCGACGCTGCAAGGTCGCCTCGGGGTCAGCCGGGGACATGTCGAAGGGATGCGGCGGCCTGTACGCGGCGGCCATGTCCCCGACACCGCTGCTCACCCATGACGGGCACGAGCTCGTCACCGCAGCCCTCGCGGGTGCGAAGAAGCGCGCCATCGGGCAGGCCGGCGGGTGGGGGTGGGACCGACGCGACCCGTCAACCAACATTGCGCCCCTCGTGGCGATGACCTTGGCGCACTACGGCGCCTCGACCAGCAAGAAGGCCACGTCCGGCCGCGCCGTGTTCGCCTGAGAGGAGGCCCCCGTGCTCGATGAAGCCGAGGTGATCTCCACTGTCCGCGACTTGTGGTCCCGTCACCGCGCCGAGCTCGCCGAGCACGACCGGATCTACAACTTCGTGCGCGGCAAGTACGGCGTGCCCGCGGTGCCCGAGAGTGCTGGCGACGAATTGCAGGACTTGGCCAAGATGTCGGTCAAGAACGTCCTAACCCTCGTCCGTGACGCCTTCTCGCAGCCCCTGCGGGTGGTCGGGTTCCGCTCTCCAGACGCCGCCGAGAACGACGCCGACATCTGGGCATTGTGGCAGGAGCAGAAGCTCGACGCGCGGCAGAAGGAGCCCTACCGGGCCGCCGTCACCTACGGCACCGCCTACGCCGTCATCACCACCGACGGCATCCGGTTCCGCACTCCGCGGCAACTGTTCGCGGCCTATGCGGATGTTGAGGTCGATGACTGGCCGGCCTACGCCCTTGAGACATGGATCGACCGCAGCGGCAAGAAGCCGGTCCGCCGAGGCCGACTCTTCGATGACACCCACGTCTACGACGTCAACCTCGGCACGCTCAGCGAGCAGGCCGCCAAGGGCGAGCAGCCCGCGTCTCTCCAGCGCCGGATCACTGTCACTATCGACGATGACGCCGAGCCCACTAAGCACGGGTTCGATCACCCGCCGGTAGTTCGATTCGTCAACGATCACGACGCCGAAGACCTGGTGGAAGGCGAGATCGAGCCGCTCATCGGCGATCAGAAGGCGATCAACGCGGTCAACTTCGACCGCCTCGTGGTGTCCCGCTTCGGCGCGTTCCCACAGAAGTACGTCATCGGCTGGGCGCCCAGCGGTCCTGCCGAACTGGCCAAGGCCTCGGCGCAGACCCTGATGGCGTTCGAGGACTCGGAGGTCAAGGCCGGCGCCTTCCCGCAGGCAACCGTCGAGGGATACAACTCGATCCTTGAAGAGATGCTCGTCCACGTCGCGATGAAGTCCGGCATCGCGCCGTTCGGCATCACGGGGTCGTTCGCCAACCTTGCTGCCGATGCCATCGCGCAGATCGCCAAGCCGTACCAGGACAAGCTCGGAACGAAGCAGGACTCCTTTGGGGAGTCAATGGAACTCGTCATCCGCACCTTTGCCACTCTTCGAGGCGTCGAGGTGCCCGAGGATGCCGAGGTCGTCTGGGACGAGACCGAGGCGCGCTCGTTCGCCCAAGTGGTCGACGGCATCGTCAAGCTCGCCACGGCGGGTGCCCCGGTTGACGAGCTGCTCGAGGACGTCCCTGGCTGGACCCAGCAGCGTGTGCAGCGTGTGCGCTTGGCCGTTCGCCGGGCGGCCGGACGTGGGGTGCTGGACGCGCTCCGCAACGCCGTCGCCCCGCCTGTGCCTGACGGATCCGCACAGGAGTCCTGATGGTCGACGCGGCCCCGCTCCGCCGTGGACAGCAGGAACTGGCTCGGATGGCTGCCAACGACCTCGCGGCGATGTGGCGCCAGGTCAGCAACGCGGCGGAGGCACGAGTCGCTCTCAATGACATTCTGCCCGCTCTGGTCCGCACCTACGGCGAAGCCGCCGCCACCCTTGCGGCCGACTGGTACGACGAGGCTCGGATCGCCGCCGAGGTCGGCGGCGCCTTCACGGCGATCCCGGCAGACATCGTCGACAGCGGCACCTACGCACTCGCCGGCTGGGCCGCCGACAAGGGGACCGACGTCGACTCGATCCTCGCCCTCGTCGAGGGCGGCCTCTCCCGCCGCATCCTTGACTTCTCCCGCCAAACCATCATGGGATCGGCCCTCGCCGACCCTGCCGCCGACGGCTGGCAGCGTGTCGGGGTCGGCGACTCCTGCAAGTTCTGCGCGATGCTCATCGGCCGCGGTGCGGTCTACTCCGAGGCGACAGTCGACTTCGCATCACACGACTGGTGCAACTGCGCGGCAGTCATGGCGTTCCGCGGCCGGCCGCGGCCCGTGAAGCCTTACAAGGTCTCGCCCCGCCGAACCATCGGCCCCGATGGCAGACCGATACGAGACGCCGATTTCGAGCGCGCGCAGGCGTGGATCGCCGCGCATCTCTGATCCCCCTGCTCGACCTGAGCAGGTCTACGCCGACGCCGGGCGGTCAACCGGGCGATGCAAGGAGACCCTCATGTCCGAGGAGAACGAGAACCAGGACGGCTTCAAGGCCATCACCTCGCAGGACGAACTCAACCGCCTGATCGGCGAGCGCATCGGCAAGGTCAAGTCGCAGTACGCCGACTACGACGACCTCAAGGCCAAGGCCGCCAAGCTCGATGAGGTCGAGCAGTCGAACAAGACCGAGCTCCAGAAGGCGATCGAGCGCGCCGAGAAGGCCGAGAAGGACCTCACCCCGACGCAGCTCCAGGTCGCCCGGCTCGAGGTCGCCCTTGAGAAGGGGCTCACGGCAACACAGGCGAAGCGTCTCGTCGGCTCCACAAAGGAGGAGCTCGCGAGCGACGCCGACGAACTGCTCGCGGACCTCGGTGACGCGAAGCCTGACCCGAAGAAGCGCGACCCGAAGAAGCTCCAGTCCGGCTCGAAGGGCTCCGGCGCAGATGCGGGCCTCGACGGCAAGGACCGTGCTGCCGCGCTGCTGCGCCAGTACCGCGCCTCATCCCACTGATCTCCCGCGAGGACCGACCTCGGCGGGACACATGAAAGGAGCCAGAACATGGCTGACATCACCCGTGCCGAGGTCGCCTCGCTCATCGGCGAGGAGTACGGCCCGGAGGTCATCAAGGCCGCCACTCAGGGCAGCGTCGCGATCCAGGCGTTCCCGAACGTCAACATGGGCACGAAGACCCGCAACATGCCGGTCCTTGCGACCATCCCCGAGGCCGAGTGGGTGTCGGACACCGACAACACCGGCGTCAAGCCGACCTCGAAGGCGACCTGGGTCAACAAGACCCTCGTTGCCGAGGAGGTCGCGGTCATCATCCCGATCCACGAGAACACCCTCGACGACGCCGACGCGGACATTCTGTCCTCGCTGGCCGACCTCGGCGGCCAGTCGATCGGGAAGAAGCTGGACCAGGCCGTCCTGTTCGGCGTCGACAAGCCGCTCACGTGGACCTCGCTGGACCTGCACGCCGCGGCGGTAGCCTCCTCCAACACCGTCGCCGTGGTCGACGGACCCGGAAACGCCAGTGACCTCTACGGAGCCGCGCTCCAGGTCGCCGGCCTGATCGCCGACGCCGGTTTCGACCCGGAGGTCGCTCTGGCCAAGCGGTCGCTGTCGTTCAAGCTGGCCAACCTGCGCGGAACCGACGGTCACCCCGTCCTCGACGGCGACAGCCTGCGGGGCCTGAGCACCTACTGGAGCCGCAACGGCGCCTGGGTGCCCGCGGACGCCTCCGTGCTCATCGCGGACCCGTCCACGGTGCGAATCGGCATCCGGCAGGACGTCACGGTCAAGCTGCTCGACCAGGCCACGATCGGCACCGGCGAGGACCAGATCAACCTGGCCGAGCGTGACATGGTCGCGCTGCGTTTCAAGGCCAGGTTCGCCTACGTCCTGGGCAACCCGGCCACCCCGGAGACCGGCGTCCAGTCCTACGGCGTCGGCGCAGTCACCCCGGACGTGACCCCGTGACCCGGGAGTTCGTCCACGCCGTGACGGGGCGCTCGATCATCGTGGCCGAGGGGTCGCGCACCGAGCGCCTCGTCGTCGGGGACGCCAACTGGACGGAGGCCGACGCCAAGAAGACCACAGCCAAGAAGACCACAGCCAAGAAGACCACGGCGAAGAAGGCTCCGGCCGACGAGCCCGAGTCCGATTGAGCAGGCAAGGAGCGACCCGTGGCCGAGATCATCAAGAAGAACGAGCTGCCGACCGCATTGCAGTCGGCCGAGTCGATCGAT